TATTTAAATACTGACATATTTACTAAATGAAAGAGTTGAATCTCCTTTTCCTAATGTTCCTGTTGGAAAAAGATTAAAAGCAATTGAGTAACGAGTTTGTTTACTTTTATTAACTGTTATACTGTGTGGTATTTCAGAAGGAAAAAATATTACATCTCCTTCTTTAATTTTTAAGGTTAAACTTGAACTATTAGTTTCTGTGTAAGCTGAAGGTATAATTAATATATCAGTTTCGTTTGGGTTATAGAATTTTATGTTTCCGCTATTAACAGGAGCATCTAAATAATAAACACCACTATAAACACAATTTTTGTGTCTGTGTTTATGGGACTCTTGTTTTGGTTTAGATCGAGTAGACCAAGAAGTTGTTATCATAAAATCGTTTGTTTTCCATAACATAACTTCATCTTTAAATCTTTTAAACTCATTTTCTATTGTTGTTTTTAATTTTTTTAATTGAGGTAAATTATCAAATATATTTCTATCTAAAGAACTAGCTGTGTTATTTGATATCTCATCTCCTGTTGTATATTTTAATTTTGAGATTACTTTTTTAATTTGTTTATTATCAATTTCTAAATTTTTTTTAAAAAATGTTTTAGGAAAAAAATTAAATATTTCAGCTTTGTTCGACATTAAAATATATATTTATTTTATCTTTATCACTTTTATTTATTTCTTCACCATGTGGCAACCAGGAAGGAAAAATAAAACACATACCAGGAGCACCATAAAAAGGCTGTCTCGTTACATCGTGAGGAGCAATGTCTTTTCGAAAAAAGTTTGGTCTAATTGCTTTAGATGCAGGTCTAGGGTCATCAAAGAAAAGGTTCCCGCTGCCTGCAGGACAACTTACGTTGTAGACACCTGTCCACATAGAATTTTCTTGAATCCCTATCTGTTTACTTTCTCCAGGTTTTAGTATGCTAGCCCACATTTTTACAACTTTTAAATTTCCATTTATTTCTCTAACTTCATACATACCTCTCATAAAAGCTTCTATATGATCAATCAAGTATCTATAAACAGGTAATGTTTGTAGATCTGTTTTTTGTCCCTCTAACACTCTTGTTGTCATTTCTTTATTTAAATTATCATCATTTATCAAATCTTTGAAGACAACTGTAGTTGGGAATATTCTTTGCGTGTAATAGTCTATTATGTTTCTCATTTAAAATTAGGGCCTCCTACCCATCCAACTAGAGAGTATCTAGTTCCTTTGGTTACTTTAGTTACTTCATGCAGCATAAAACTTGGAAAGGCAATCAAAAGTCCTTGTGACTTTTTAGTTTTGTTAGGAACGTCTCCATCATAAATGTTTAGGAAACCTCCCTTTTCTTTTTTAGGATCTGATAATTGAACAGTAAAAGATAATTTTCTAATTAAAGAATTAAATGTACGGTCTACATGTTTATCGTACTTACCAGAAGGAGCTTCGTATCTTGTGAATTGTAGACCTTCAAATAAACCTGTTAATTCAAAATGAAAATATCTAGAGTTAAGTTCTAGTATAGATGCAACACATTTATTAAAAAACCAATCTGTGTGTGGTGTTGGACTTATCCAACTTATTTTACTGTCTCTTATTTTTTTATCATTTCTTCCTTGATGCTGACCAACTTTAGCTTCTTCTTTTATATGTTGATTACCGACTTCAATTATTTTTTCACATTCTTCTGGAGTAAATAAACTTTCTTGCCATGCATACGGATGCACATGGTCTTTTTCAAATCTCCAAGAGTGTATTATCTTTGCCATATTATTTCATTCTATCGCATTTAAATGCGAGTGTTATTCTTATACCTTTTTTAGGTGCGTTTCCTTTATGCCATTTTTTAGCATTAAACGCAATAAGTCTGTTTTCAATAAATTTAGTCTTACCCTCATTTTTTATTTCAAAAGGGCCCTCTCCAACAACCATATATAAACATGTTAAATCTCCATCGTCGGTATGAAATTCACCGTTCATTCCAGGGTGTTGTATATTTAAATACATTCTACGTAGTCTTAATCTTTCATTTAAATCAGTGCAAAGTTTGGCAAACAAGAAACCATTCAAACCATCATTGATATTCAAATCGCAGTTGTACATCATATTAGTTTCTTCAGGGTTAGAAACGTGACCCCACCAATGAGGAACTCTGTATTGAAAAAAGTCTTGTAGATATACAGCTAAAGACCTATCTAACCAATTATCTATTACTTTCATTCAATTGACTTTATATTTTATTCAAGGTATTTGTCAATGTAGATAGATATGCAGCATCAATTTATATATAGCGGTCCGCTTTTATTAAAGATTAAGATATCTAAAAAAGATATTGAGTCTATTAAACAGCTTTTTGTTAAAGATAAAAAATTATCTCATAATAAACATCTTGCTAGTATTATTGCTACTCAATATAAAATTAAAAAAATTAGTCATCTTGTTAAAATATTAGAGTCTTATTTAAAAATATTTCAACGAGCCTACGAACACTGGTATAACAAAAAAATTTCTAAAATTATATTAAAGGAATCTTGGGTAAATTTTATGAAAGCAGGAGAATGTAATCCACCCCATATACATTTAGGGTGTAATTTTTCTTCCGTTCTTTACACTGATGTTCCAAAAGAACTCGTAAAAGAAAATTCTAAATATGTTAACAACGGCACAAAACCAGGTGACATAACTTTTAATTTATATCCACATGTTGATGATCACATTACTGAATATTATTGTTTACCTGAAGCCGGTGATTTTTTTATTTTTCCCTCTAAATTAATTCATTCTGTAAACACATTTAAAAGCAAAGGAGAACGTGTTAGTGTAGCCACTAATTTCGTAATAGAATAATGTCAAATATAAAAGCAATAGATATTTTTAAAACCACGGTTTGTTCACACTCTTTAACTTTAGACAACAAAGCGCTTAT